TGTCGATGTCTGCGGCATCGCCACCGATCACTGCGTGCGAGCTACCGCCCTGGATGCGGTCAAAAACGGGTTCAACACCCGCGTGCTGCTGCCGTTCACCGCTGCGGTTCACCCCGACTCGACGCGCAACGCCATAGACGAAATGCGCCGGGCGGGAGTTCAGGTGGTGGGCAATGGCCCCGCGTCCCCAGGAGAGAAAATGGCCAAGCGTCTGGCTCGCCGGTTCGCCCGGCGTTGTCGTGCCTATGGTGAGGTCGAGGCTCCCGAGGACATCGACACCCTCCGCGATGAGGATGGCGAGACCTTTGAGGATTACCAGTTTGTCGAGCCGATCAGCGACGGCAAGAGCGACCGTGGTGAGCGCGACGAGGACAAAGACGACAACCCGTTCCAGCATTGGCTGGATTCCCCCGAAGAACTGCAGGCTCCCGACTTGGGAGCCACCAAGCGGCTAGACCGCGAGCAGGAAGATGAAGGACTGGACTCGGATCGCAGGGTCGAAGATGTCGAGGGCGTTTTGCCCGAAGATGAGGCCGCTATGGCCCAACAACAAGGGAGGCAGGCCATGGCCAGCAACAGCAGAACACGTCGCCGTCGCTACGCAGGTGACGACGCAGCACTGATCGACCAGGCCGTTCAGGAGCTGGAGCAGTACGAAGCCGAGATGGGTGGCGACGACATGGGTGACGACACGGGTGGCGAAGATCCCTATGCCGAGGACGACATGGGCGGTGAAGATCCCTACTCCGAGGACGAGTACTCCGACGAGGACGGTGCCGACGACAACGGCGACGGCTATCCCGAGGACGAGGATGGCTATGACGACGACGGCGACGGCATGGACGAAGAGATGGAGCCCGGTGCCGACGAGCAGTACATGGGCGAGCCCGATGGCGACGAACTCGATCCCCGCTACGGCGAGGACGAGGAGATGGGTGGCCCCCGCATGGCTCGTCGCTACGAGGCATCGTGCCGCCAGCGTGGTGTGCGTCCGACCCGTGCCGGGTACCGACGCTTTATCGCCACTGTAGGACGCGCATCTTCCACCAGGAATGTGCGAGGGAAAGGAAAAGCCATGGGCTCTCTTTCAGGACGTGGCCGGGTCGCGGCGCGTGGTCGCAATCGGCACTTTGCTGACACCAACGGCTACACCGATGGTGGCCCCTACGGCGATGACTCCGATCAGGGTGTGCAGGAGGAGGTCTACATCTCTCAGGTGCCCCCGGCCGAGGCTGTAGCCTTCCCGACACCCGGCGATGACACCATCTCCAACACCGAGCAGAACCTAGTGGCTCGTCGGATGCAGAAGCGCATCAAGGCCAAGGCTGCCGATCTGCAGCGTGAGCTTCGCGCCTACCGCAAGGTGGCCGAAGAGTGCTGCGACGACAACATCATCGAGCCGACCGAGGTCAACCCGGCCTTCAGTGGTACCGATGAAGAGGGCTACAAGGGTGACTTTGAGTCACTGCAGCCCGACGCGGTGCCGACCCAGCCCAAGGATGCTTCGGTGCATGTGTTCCGCAGCTTCGACAACTGGCTGCGCAACACCACCGGCCGCACGGCTGCCCAGCACGGCAATGCGAACTTCATTCGCCGCCAGGCTGCCAGCTACGCCAAGGCTGCCGGTGTTCCGCTGGATCGCATGTTCCCGACCCTGGATGTTGTCTTGCGCCGGGCCAGAAAGACTGAGATGGACAGGAGAGCCGCTATGAAGCGTCGTGCTGACGAGTCGCTGGAAGTCGCAGCGCCGCAGGATCGTATCGACGTGGAGGCTCCGGTCTCGGACATCACCGACGAGCGTGCTCAGGCTTCCCAGTACGACCTGGGTGAGTTCGCTGACAATGCCGGTGACTCCATCGCTGACCCGAATCTGGATACTGACTCTCAGATCTGGGCTCCCGGCGAGGGGGACAGTGGCACCAAGAGTGCCAACAGAAAGGCAGATGGGGTCGCGGCGGTTCGCTATGCCGAGGCAGTCATCAATGCCGGTTTGCCCTTCCGCGACAAATGGCAGTTGGTCGCGCAGGCGCAGACGATGCGTCACGCCACGGTGGTGGATCGCACCCGCGTTTTGGAGGCGGTTGTCGAGTCCAACACCAAGCGTTCGCGCTCACGGAAGGTCGCCGCTGCAGTTTCTCGCGGGACAACCGGAAATGGCCTCCCCCGTGGGATGACCGCACCTCGCAGTGCGGGAACCCAACGGACGGCCGCTAACGATCCCGTAAACGACATCGGCATCTGGCTCTAAGAGCCAGCCCGACTTGACCTTCTGAAAGGAGGCGAGAAGAAATGTTTAGGCCCACATCGGCTAATCCGGCGCAGAAGCGCACGATCCGGCCGCTCTACGCCCAGCATCAGGCCACGACCTACGGCGGGTTCCTCGATCCCGCATGGAGTCGTTCATTCGACATCGTGCCTGGCACCATCATGGCTCGACTTCGGGGTGAGGTGTTCACGCCTTACACCGGAGCTGGGAACCAGAAGCCTTTCGGTCTCAGCGCACTCTGGTGCGCCCCGACCCTGGGCATTGACGAAGTGACGGGCACCGGCACGAACCTCTTCACGGTATGGGTTGGCGACAGCCAGGCCGTGTTTGAGATCCTCGCACCGGGGTTCGACACCACCGCAGACTGGAACGGCGCACTCACCACTGATGGTGCCATCCGTCTGCTCACCGCCAACGCGCAGGGCTTGCTGACTCCGGTCGGCGTGAATGCGAACAACGCGGTAGCCGAGCTGGTGGATGTCATCAGCACCGACAAGATTCAGATCAGGCTGAACAAGTTCGACTTCGCGTCGAACGTCGGTCTGGCTGGTGGATCGTAAGAGAGGGGTGAACAAAATGTCTCCATTAACTGCGACTGGCTCTGGCCTACAGCGTCTGGCGAAGCACTCCGAGGAGTACGTCAGCGAAGCCCAGAACTGGATGCAACGCATGGGCGGTCGGCGGTTGTCGGCACGCGAAAAGCAGGAGCGGTTGGCCACCATTCTCGGTGACCGCCAGAACGGCATGTTGCGACTCGGGCAAAGTATGATCGGCCCGATTCAGCTCAAGCTGCGCTACCAGGGAATCCTGCGGAATGTCCTCTTGGAGGACACCCTCACCCCCGGTGTGCCGGTTGAGTACGACGTGCTCGATGACCTCGGCCAAGCCTACTACCTGCATGGTAACGAAGGCGAAGTCAAGATCACGCCCTTTGAAGGCAAGCGTGTCCGTGTGGAGCTGTTCCGCATTGCCACCTTCCCGAAGGTCAAGAAAGAGGATCTGTACTGGTTGCGTAGCAACATTATCGAGTACACCCAAGATGAGTCGAAGCAAGCGATCATGCGTGCCGAGGACTCTCGCTTGGTGACCCTCTTGGAGGTGGCGGCGCAGCAGTACCGCGTCGTGGATGCCACCGCCAACCCGACCACTGGTGCTCTGCCCAACGAGATCGGTATCGCCGCAGCGACCCTGCAGCCGTCCGACCTCTACACGGCAGTGACCTTCACCGATCAGCGGATGTTGGATTCGTCCCGCCTGCTGATGAACCCGGTGGAGTACCGCGACCTCTACAGGTGGGACATCAACACCACCGGCTGGGCGTTCAAGGACTCCGTGGTTGCTGGCGAGCGTATCGTCCAGTTCGGTGAGTTCCAGATCGGCAAATCCATCATCATCCCGGCAGGCACTGTTTACCTGACTCCCGATCCCGAGTACTTGGGCGTTTTCCCCGTCATGTACTCACTCGATGTCGAGGAGAACAATCAGGTGGAGCAGTTCCACAAGGGCTGGGTTATGGACGAGTTGGTTGGCATGGCCGTCCTCAACCCGCGTGGCATCGTGATCCTGCGCAAGAGCTAAAACTCTCGCACAGCAAACTCACAACAGAGAACCCGTCCCTCACAAGGGGGCGGGTTTTTTGTTTGCTGTAATCACCTTTTCTGCTTACATAACAATCACCTCGATTGCCACGTTGGTGACCTGTATCCGGCTCACTGCGCCGCCGTAAAAAGTGGGTACCTGCCTGGTGCCGAGGAGGATTAGTTCTAGTGTCACTCGCAGATGAGCTAGAGATCGAGAACGAAGTCTGTCAAACCAGTCGCTGCAAGGTCTGTCACTGGCTGACTCAGGTGTCCGATACAGATATGCAATCTTTCCGACTATGGATACGGG